TTGAGAAAGCTAAAGAGGCTCGTTGATTATGAACCATAAGAAAAGAATCAAGTCGTTAATCAAGAAAACACCTGCTTATGATTACCAGAATCAAGTCTTAAGAAAGCACGGCGAGTTCATCCATCAGTATTGTGCTGACCGGATGGAGCAAGCTCTTTATAACTACCTAGGTGCTACCATGATGGTGCTACGGGATAAGTACGGTTTCGGCCGGCAAAGGTTAGAAAACACTATGAGGGACATAACTGACCAGGTAGGCCACATCACATCCAAGCATGTTACTGCTGAGGATATGATAGGACTTATCGAGAGCGAGACAGGTTTTAACTTACCTGCGTTCGTTGCCAAAATGTATGAGGAGAATAAGAGATGAAACTATATACCATTCTTTATATCGACCGTTACGACACTGGTGCTGAATGGCCCACTGTGGATACTAAAGTATTTAAGACAGAGAGTGAAGCAAGTGCTCATCTTATGAATGAGAACTACAAGCATCATCATGGCTATGTCTATCCGTACTACAAGCGGAAGGCAAGAAAAGAGACCGTGGCGAAAATTATTGAGTTGGAGTTAGGAGGCGAAAACGATGTGTGACCTAATAGAGTGTGCGTTCGTGACAAATACCGCTTTAGACATAGCATATGATTTATCTAAAAAGATGATTGAAAGAAACCTGAAGGTTGACGAAGTGCTATTTATTGAGCGAGCAGGCGGAACCTATTCTTTCGAAATCAAATGCTCTAATAGATTCACTCGAGATCAGTTGAAGGCCAGAATCAAAGAATTGATGACTGACGGCGAAACTGACCGGATAATTATTGAGCGAGAGTTAGGCAAAGGTATTTACAAAGAAATACTTGAAGAAGCTTTATCAGAGTTAGGAGACGAAACATGTTAGACGTATTTTTAATCGCCACAATCGTGGCACTCATTCTACTGGCTGCGGTCGGCTTAGACCGTATCGTGTGTCATGTGATCAGACGGAAACGCGAACGATACGTGATTGGGCGAACCATCGACATGTTATGCCAGAGTAGTGTAGAGAAGGCAGAAGACATACTTATAATCATGGAACGCATAAAAACTATCGAAAATAAATTAGCACAAGGAGACAACCAACAATGAACAAAACATTAGATGAATTAGTACCTTTGATAAACGACTGGTTCCAAGACCGCAACCTAGCTTTTGGCGATGGTTTAGGTCAACTACAGAAACTTCACGAAGAAGTTTACGAGCTGGCTGAAGCCCGCATCGTCAACGACTTCGGTGCTGAGGTGGATGCGATAGGTGATATCACCGTCGTACTAATTGGATACTGCTTACAACGTGGCCTGACGTTAGAGCAATGCTTGGAATCGGCCTACAATGAAATTAAAGACCGGACAGGAAAGTTAGTCAATGGTGTATTCGTCAAGGATAACTAAAATTTGCTAGGAATTAGGCGGTTTAAGATTAAAGTAATATCAATACTAGCCTTTAACTTAAAACGCCTTAGAATTGAATTATTTGAGTTTTGAGAGGTGTATCAATTATGGAAAAGAATATTACAGTCTACGGTAAGCCAGGATGTCCGCATTGCGATTTAACGAAAGCTTATCTTAAATCGCGTAACGTACAGTTCAACTACATTGATGTGACGTTAGATGCGGCTGCTTTGAATTTGATTCAAGAGCATGGTTACCAACAATTACCTGTGGTGTCTATCAATGACTTCGAGTCTGCGTGGTCCGGACATAGTGTACCTGCTTTGGTTCGGTTGGCGATGTGGGATGGTGAGTGATGATGGCGGAACATAAAATGAACAAGGTCTATAAAGTTGACTCGTTTGAAAAATTGGAGTATTTACTTAACGCCTTACATGAGCGAGGGGCGAAGTGGTCAGATGGATGTAGTTTAGACGATAAAGAGACGATGGGTCAGATTTGGAAAAAATATGGACTCGAAACGATTGTTTATAAAGGCCTAGTCATTTACAACGAAAACAATTTAATTAAATTTTCTAGACTTGGCTATCTCTATGCCGCTATTGAAATTTATGAGCAAGACGGAGAAGAGTACACAATCATCGAAGATGTGAAGCTGCCAAAGCCAAAAGAAAAAACAAAAGCATCAGAAGCACAACAGGCGCAGCCACATCAACCCAATGTGATTCAACCAGGACATTACAACCAAGGTGATATGGACCTCTTCGAGATTTTCTATCACCAGTATCCGTTCAACGAGTTTAGAACTGGTATGCGGATGATTGCTGCTCGTTACTATCACAGATACCCTGACAAGAACGGACTGCAAGACTTCGATAAAGGCGATGAAGTGATGCGTCGCCTACGTGAATACGAGGAGCGTGAAGCAAATGAGTAAGCCTTCCGAGTTAGAGTTAAAAGTCCGAGAAGAGCAGCGAGACTTCCTTAAGTCTAAGGCTACTCAGTATCGCAAGTTAGCTATCTCGCACATGTATACCAACGTGCCACGATACAATCAACTGATTCGCGAGGCCAGACGATTCGACCTATGCGCTGAGTTGATTTGTCCGACAGTTAGTGAGGTGGAGAGTAAATGATTTGGATCATCGTAATTATCCAAGCGATTGCTATTGTTAGGTTGTGGGCAGTAGTTGATTATTTGATTGATTGGATAGACAAATTAGGAGACGACTTATTGGAGCTTGATAAACTCCAACAACAAATCATCGATAGCAACAAACGACGAATCGAGGCTCTTGAGCATCGATGACTTTAGCACACTAGAAGAAAGAAGGTGAGTAGCATTAAGTTCGAATGGTTAAGAGATTACATAGAGCGTGAGGAACGTATCACTTATCTCAAGTGGAACCTGGCCAAGTCAAAAGCTGAATTGGCTAGATGGGTCGATGGAGATTTGCAAAATGTACGATTGACCCAGGGCTCACTTTCTGCGAATTTGGAAAATAACATTATCCTTTTAGCAAAAGAGCTCGACACTCTTTCTGCTGAACAGGACGAACTCAACTCACTGATTCAAACGTTCAAAGGCGTTGACCAACAGATTGTACGACTCAAGTATATCGAGGGACTATCATTGGAAGCTATCGCTGAGACACTAGGCTACTCCGAGTCGCACATACAGAAGAGACATGCAGAGATACGCAAAAATGTTTGTTTTATATCTGAATACATGGCTAACATCCATAAGTACCACGATGAGTTAGAAACCATCTACAAGGATATCTCAATAGAGTAGTTGCACAAAAGTTGCACTATTTAAGTGCATGGTTCCATTGAATCTTATGAGGTATGATGGTAATGTCAAAAGATTACACAAGAAGCTACTGGCCTATGCTAGTGGCTTTTTACTTTAGGTGGTGAGGTTATGGAACATGACTTAGATCAGCTAATTCATCTAGCACGCAAGCAAGACATGGAGACAGAGTTCAACAGTCGGACAAAGCGCAACCAGTTCTATTGGTCAAGTGAATGGCGAAAGCTGAAGCACTCAGTCCTAAAGCGTGACCATCACGAGTGTCAGCTGTGCAAGCGTGAGGGTAGACTCACACTTGATAACCTAATGGTTCATCACATCAAACCACTTGAGTACTATCCATTGCTTCGTCTCGATGCGAACAACCTGGTGACTCTGTGTAAAAACTGTCATAACAAGGTGCATGGACTGGTATCCCAGTACAGTGACGAGTGGTGGTAAGCTGTGAAAAATCTAATGAAAATTTAATTTTGGACCCCCTCAAAAGATTTTTGAATTTTTAGAAAGCTCTTTCAGCGGGCGTCCAGTCGACTCCGGCAAAAATTAACTCATTTTTACAAAAGAAGGGAGGGAAGACGCGTGAATGCTATTCCTCGTACTAAGATAGAGAAATATTGGTTAGACCAGTTTGATGCTAACGATATCCAGGCACAATTGTTGGTACAACGCTATTCTTTGTTTATCAAGAACCAACGTTCGCTCCAAACGGAAATCAACAAGCAAGGTGTTCAAATTGTGGTCAAGAATGGTAGCCAAACATTCAACAAACCTAACCCTCTCTTGAAAGAATTGCGTGACCTGGAAAAGGAAATTGCAAAAATGGAGAAAGAATTAGGTAAGCGTGCGGAAGCAACCGCAAAGGCAAAACCTAAGGCGCGACAGGGGCTGGTCTAGATGCTTCGTCAGCAATATGTTGATGCGTATATTAGAGAAATAGAGTCCTGCCGATATGTCGTAAACGAACATCGACTTTTGGAAGTCCGATGGATGAAAGAGGTCGTACTTAAACTAAAGGGCGCTTACTACGATGAAGAGCAGATAGAGAACTGCATCAAGTTCGCAGAGAAGTACTTCTTCAAACTTGACCTCTTCCAGAAATATCTCATCGCCAACGTCTTCCTCTTCTATGCTGACGGGGAGGTCGTTTTTGATGAGTTCTTCATTACCATGGCTCGTGGTAATGGTAAGAATGGGTTCATCAGTGTAATGGCCAACTACTTCATCAGCCCACTGCATGGTATCCAAGAGTACAACGTGGCCATCACTGCCAACAGTGAGAACCAAGCCATGACATCATTCAAAGAAGTCCACAACATGCT